CTTAAATAATCTACTAATCTTGTTGAATAATAATTAGCATACTCTCTTGCTTTGCCTACTAAATAATCTACTTCATTCTTATCTACGTTTTGTGCTGTTTCGCTACTGTGCTTAAATACACCACCATTTTTTATTTGATAAGCTGCAAATGGTATATAGTTCATCTGAGCAAACCAAATTAATGTAGGTTGTACATAAGTGTTTACTAATGATAAATAATTACCAGCTAAATTACCAGCTATAATATGACCACTTATTTTGTTGTATAAGTCTGTTCCTAATAAATTCTGAATGTCTATCTGTTGTGCAACCTTGATAAATTGTATAAACTTATCTGTGTCTACATTGCCATCAAGTATTGAGTTCTTGACTAAATCTGTCCTGTTTATAAATAATGCTGTTGCCATACTAATTCTTAAATCCTATTTTATTCCAATACTCAGCAGTATAACCTTTATACTTCATATCTTTAGGTGCTACAGGTACTTTCTGTGCGTTTGCTTCTGGCTTAAAACCTCTTGACCTTGCCTCTGATGTAGTTATAGCATCCCCTAAACCTTTTGCACCATCTTTGCGTACATACGTCTTTCTAAGCCATTTATGCTGACATCTCGCACCACCTTTGTAAAGCCATATAGAATAAGTATCACTTCCACCTTTACCAAAACCAGCATTAACTACTTTTTTATCCATAGAAATAATATCCTCTTTTCTATATACCTTTTTAGCATCTACCATTTTTTTACAAAACTTTCTTGAGTTTGCACTATATCTTTGTGGAGAATACATATATCTAACTAAGAAAGTATTACCCTCCTCAGCTTCTTGTTTGCTCTCTCCATCTTGCTCACTCTCTCTAAAAGGCTTTGCACTACCTGTACTTACAAACTCCCATATTTTAGCAAGTGTGCTTTTTTCTTTTGGTTTGTTTAAGTCCGTAATAACCTCGTCTAAGCCATCTTCTTCGTCATAGTTAACCTCACGCTCATCCATTACGTCAAAGTTGCTTAAAAGCTCATCCTCGTCCTCTCCTAAGTCAATTAAAGCATCTGCTATTTCTACACCTAAATCTTCTGGTAATTCCTTAGCTAACTTTACTCCTGTTTCTTCTTCTCTTGTTTCTTCGTCCTCTACGTTCTCTAAGTCTGTAAACTCTAATGGTTGTAAGGTCTTAAAGTATAGTTTTAAGCTAATATTATTAAAAGCTAATATCTCATCAAAAGCATCTATTAAAAGGTGCTGAAATGGTCTAATAACTGTGTTATCCATTAAAGTACTTGCAGTCTTTAACTCATCTGCGTTGTTTCCTAAACCTGTACTATCTTTGATACCTAATAACATAGGACTTACTACCCTATGTGCTACCATTATCTTTTTACTACTTTCGTCTGATAAGAATTGGTATTGATTATGTGCATCACTTAGCTGTATAGGCTCTATAGTTGCTTGGCTCTCTGCATTGTCATTAAATGCTAATATAAACTTACCAGCATTACTTGACCCACTAAACTTTTGATATATTCTATTCTCTAACATTTGACGTTCCTCAGCGTTTGGAGTTCCGTTGTTAAAGTTAATTAACATACTTGGTGCTAATCCGTTTAGAATGTTGTTTAAGTGATAGTTGCTTATTTCTTCTTCTAACTCACTATATTGTAAGCCACCTTGATAGTCTGGACTACTATAATACTTGTACCCAGCTCTGTAAGGTTTTACATATAGTATTTCTATGTTTTCATTAGATAAACCAAAAGATGGTATTCTCTTTAGTTCTGTACTTTGTTTTACTTTACTCCAATTATCAGAATAATAGTAAGCAGCTATTTGTCCTTTTTCGTTACACTTTTCTGCTCTTAAGTTTTCTACAGGTATATGCTCTACTTGGGCGATAGTCTTTCTATCCTTAGAGTAGATTATCTGTATAGCACATTGACCCATTAGCTTTAAGTCATAACATAACTTTCTTACGCAATCTTTATTAAATAACGTAATCATTTTAGCGTATGCTTCTGGCTTTCTGTTGCTATTTAAAGCATCTAAACCTTTACCATAAATCATTTGGCTAATACCATTAATTATAGCATTGTTTGTAGGACTTCCGTTATATCTGTCTATTAAGTACCCAAAGTAATTATTATCACTTCCGTAAGCAACCCATTTCTTGTTAGACTTCTCTACAATCTCTGGACTTGTATAGGTGCTTAAATTAACTATTCTTAAATCGTTCATAAAATAATATAATCGTTATCAAAACTATTCTCTGTAGTGTATTCTCCACTATTTACAGAATAATAATCATTGTTTGTTTGGTTTACTGTCTGGTCTGTACAAAAAACTCTATCCTTGTATATAACAGCAGTACCATTTTTTACTTCAAGGCTATAAAAATCGCCCTCAGTTAATGTACCAAAAGCAGCAACAAAAGACATATAGTTTCCATCCGTTGAGCCTGTTGGTGTAATACTTACATTAGTTCCTGTGCTTTCACTTGTAAGATTTACAGTAATTGCACCATTAATAAATTGACGAGGTATAACCTTAAAAGTCTTATCGCCATTAGTTCCTATTAACTTCATACTAATATATAAACAAAACTAATTTATTTTGTATTGTATTAATAAAAAAAGCCACCCCATTTAAGAGATGGCTAATTTCTTTATGTCGTCAACCAAAACAGACATAGGACAAATATACAAAAATATATTTAAACCTAAGCTGGACTAATTGGCGTAGCAGAAGCTACATCTGGTACAGTACAGAAGAACGGAGGAAATACCTCAGTTGCTACAGCAGTTAAAGTAAACCCTTGTAAATCTCCAGCAGCAGCACCTGTTACGATTGTACCACCAGTAATCTCAGCACCATTATCTCTACCTAATAGTAAATACTTAGTAACTCCAGCACCATTTGGATATAACTCTATAACGTAGTGCGCTCTACCTCTATTAAGAAGTTTTATCTCCTCTTGTGTCGCTACGTCTAAAACTTGAAAAGTTACATTTAAAGTACTTTCGTAAAAAGTAGTACCATTCTCTCTTGATGAGTTCACTACTGTTTCTAAAGATGATTGCCCACCTTTAACTTCAAACTTAAAAAACTCAGCAGAGTTATCAGTAGGTAGAGTAATAGTTCCACTTGAATCTGACAATGCAGCTACAACAGCACTATAATCTAAGATGTAAATATTTTTAATTCCAGCAAAGGCAGTCTTACATCCAACCCCTCTACCTTTTGTTATTGCACAAGCCATATTATTTGTTTTAATAAAAAAGGGTAGGCAGTTTTGCCCACCCTCTTTATGTTAGTTAGTTTAATTTATTAATCGTAAAGAACTACGTCAGCACCAACACCGATTTGTACACCAGCAGTATATCGCATTACGATACGCACATTCATACTACCATCATTCTCAGCCATATCAATAACTCTTACTTCGTTTCTGTCATCTAATAGACCTGTTCCGAAGAATAAGTTAGAAGTTCTTGCTGCGATTGCACAGTTATCTCTTAAACCACTTGTTGGGTATAAATCAACACCATCAAAAGAAGTTGCACCACCTTGATACCACATATGTGATTGAGCATCTACACCAGAGTTAGTAGCAGCAAATCCACCTAAAGCTCTTACATAAGCCTTAAAGATATTTTGTGATACATATATTTTTAAATCCTCAGCACCATATACTCCAGAAGGAATAGCATCAACGATTTTCCCAAGTTCAGCAACAACGTTAGCAGAAGTTACTGTAGTTCCTGTAACATCATTTACAGTACCATCAGCTAAAGCTAATGCTCTAAATCCATCAAAATCATCAGCACCAGCAGCACCATCCCAAAGAGAAGTTTCAGTAGCAGAAGCAACCTCAGCAGCAACTCTTGAAATTACGAAATCACTAAATAGTGGAGGTAAGTTATCAAATGCAGAATATCCCATTTGAGCAGCTTCCCAATCAGAGTGAAGTGTTTTCTTGCAAATGTCAAGGTTTACTTGTAACTCTTTTGGAGTAAGTACCTTTTCAGTTAAAGCCAAACTTGAAGTAGCTGTATCGAAATCACAACTTGCTCCTTTAATTAAGTTTGAGAAAGCTCCTACTTTCATAGCAGCCTTGTATTTGATGTTAGGTAATACTGTAATAGCACCATCATCGATTGTTTTCGCAGCTAATAAACTTGCAGCTATATATTTTCCAGCAAATTCTCCAGCATACGAACTTGTAATTGTTACACTCATTTGTTTAAATTTTAGTTATTAATATTAATTATTCTTTGCATTACTCTATCAGCTATACTTGGTTTTCTGTTTTTACCAAATTTATAGCCTTCATTATTTTTTGTATTAGCCTCTGAATTTGCAACGATTGGCTCAGCAGATGGTTTGTTTAGCTCCTCTTGTACTTCCTCTGGCACTTCGCTTAACTCAACCTTGTCGTGTTTGCATAGTTCCTCAGTCATAAGATTTCCTAACTCATCAGCACTTAGTTCCTCGCTCATTTCTTCCTTAGGCTCTAACATAGCTTTGATTTCTTCAATCATTTGTTTAACCTCAGCTAATTCTTCTTTAGTAGCATATCCCATTTCTTCTTCTTCTTTTGCTTCTACTTCCTCAACTTCTTCTTCTTCTCCAGTTTTGATTTCAGCAATAAGACCCTCTTCTGCTACTACTAAAATACGACCATCTTCCATTTCGTATTCTCCTACTGGTACAGCTACTTTCTCATCTTCTGTTACGATAAAGATTTCGTTACCAGCTTCAAACGCTTCTGCCTCAAGGACAGTTCCGTTTTCTAACGTCTGTTGTTCTAACTTAACTTCTTCAGATAAGCCTACAACTTCTTTGATTTTACTAATCATATCATTTGTATTCATATTAATATATAAGTGTTAAAAATTAATTTTGCATTTTTAGATTACTTTTCTTAATCTATCTCTCATTTTAGAAAAAGAGCCTGTAGGTATTTTAACACCTAATTCTTGTGCCATTTTTTCAGCTTCGTCTATTAATTTATCAAAAGTTGCTATATTTTTTTTCGCTTCTTTTATTAATGGGTCTTGTTTAGAATTCTTTTTGTCAATATCACTAACATATTGTTTTTGCTGAAAAACTGCACTATCAAATTGTTTTTTTGTTCTCTCTAATTCATTACTTGAAGTTCTGAATTCTCTTTCTAATTTAAAAACTTTATCTTCTTGTTTTTGTACTTCTTGCTTTAATTTAGCAATATTTTTACTATTGCTTTTAGAAGATTTATCTAATTGATTTATGTCATTATCTAAAGATTTAATTTGTTTTATTAATTCTTCTGACGGCTTTAAAATTTTATTTAAATCATCTACAATCCCTAACTCTACTTTTTGAGTTGTTAGTTCTGTTTTATGTTGCAACTTTTGTGCTTTTGATAATTGATTTAGTACTTTTTGAAATGTGTTCATTATTTAATTTATTTGTTAGTTATACTTTTCCTATACCTTGCGCTCTAAGGCTACCATCACAACACTCTATCTTGTAAGTGTTATCCTCACAAAGACAACCTCTACGACGACCTTTAGGACTTGTTTTACTTGGTGTTATAAATTTCTTAATCTTTTTTAGCATCCTTGACCTCTATATAGTTTCTTATAGTTCTTACTTGACTTTAATTGACTTGTTTTACTTTTAGCGTGTACTCCTTTACGTCTTATTTTCTTTTTCTCTATTTGTATCGCTACTTTTCTCATTTTATAGGAATACAATTTGGTACTAATCTACCATTTTTCATTTTCATTCCGTATTGCTCATAACCAGCAGTACAAGGTGCTTTAAGTTTGTGTTGTTCACAAGGCATATACCAAGTCTTACCCTCAAACTCGTGTTCGTGGTATTTATCACATCCTATATCTTGAGCAGCTTTTATAGCAAGTTCTTTTGTTGCATAAGCTAATCTATCATCAATAATAGCCATAGTATCACTAACAATTTCACTTGCTAACTCTAATACACCTAATTCTTTTAGTTTGCTCTCTGCCCAACGCTTACCAGCTTTACCACCCCATAGTAAATATGAAATAGTACCACAAGCCTTAGTATCTCCCTCATCATAGTACTCCTCTGCTCTTGATAAATAAGAATACATACGCTTTATAGTTTCTTCGCTTATCGCTTTACCTTGTGCTAATTGTTGCGCTCTTACTTTTCCTACTTGTGTCGCACACTTATTATTAACTTTCTCGTTTAACTCTAAGCCTCTCTTTGCATTATTTTTAACACCACTTGGATAATCAGAGTAACTTTCTAAAGTAGTCTTTTTACCACCCTTATATCTTTTGTCATTTTTTATAATAGCCTTTACTTGACTTAACAAGTACTCTGCTTCTTCTTGGTCTATCTCTTGTAGAACCTTATCACTACTAAAATCTTTAATCGCCTCTTTTGGTCGTTCCATCTTATCAGCGAAGTAACCCTCTATAGAAAAACCTTTTACTTTACCTGTCTTAACAAACTCACTCCAAATCTTATCGTTGTTTACTTTTACAGCACCTACCCAAGTACCTAATGGTAAATCCATACCATACTTTACAGACTTGTCGTGTACCTTATCTTCTACTATCCAACTCTCTACTAAACTAAGTCCGTTTATTTGGTATTGGTGTTCTAAGGTTGAGTTGTTCTGTTTGCCTTGCATTAAGTACATTTGCGAGGCTTTTAAGACAGTATCTTTTGAGAAGTATATGTAGTATTCATCTTCTCCGTTTCGTCTGTATATAGGCTTATTTGGGATTAATAAAGCACCCATTAAAATACGCTTCTCTTTGTCTACCTCAGCAAGTTTAAACTCTTGTGATTTAAGTGCAATGAAATCTTCTTCTATTGCTGGGTTTTCTACTACTGATATAGCTTCTATCCCTATCTCTTGTTCTTC